ATCCTATATTATATCCAGCTTCTTTTAATAGTTTCTCAACATCAATAAAATACTCCTCTACACCATCTCCAGCATCTTTTGATAGAAAATACTCATTTATATTTTGTATGTTAATAGAAATGTGCCTAGTCAACTCTCCAGATTCTCCTTGTGGTAATTGATTATCACTGGCATCGTATATAGTAAATTCGATTATATCTTCTTTACCTTTACCGAAGTTAGATTCACGCATACCTCTTTGGATTATTTCTAGGTCTTTTCCTAATAATCTTAAGCCGGTTCTTGTATCTATATTTTTAAAATCTTCTACTGCCATAATTTTTAATCCATACTAACATCTGTTCCTACTTGAACAACAAAAGTTTGTTGATTAGGGTTACTATTTGCTCCCGCTTTTACTTTATAATCTCTTTCGTATGTTGCTCGTGAGGTTAATTTATTACCTGCCTGGTCTGTAAATATCAAATCAGCATACTGATTTTTTCTCCAGGCACTTGAATTTGATTCTTTCCACCCACCTGGTCTTTTTACTCCAACTGTAAGTGTGGTAGCTCCTGGCTTTCCACATTTACCTAAATCATCATTCCATTCTGTTCCCGCAGGGACAGTAAATGATGCTGGTATAAAGAATTGCGATGCATTTGCTGTTCTCGCGGTATTTTTCTTTTGACATTGAACTGTTTTTTGAGTTTCTCCAAAGTTATAGAAAACAATTTCTGTACCATTAGGCCTTCTGTAACTATCATAATCCCAATTATAGAATAACCCATCTTTTTGTGGCATGGTGATATTTGTAACTGGAACTTTCAGAGCAAAATCTCCTGCCTCTTCTTGGATTGGAGAATTCAGATAGTTTGTTGCTATTACATTTTCTACTTGTTGATTTAGAGATTGGATTCCTAATAAAGATGCTTGTAATTGAGCCTTGATAGCTTCAAATCTAGCTTCAAGAGATACTCTTTCAATTGCTTCTTGTGTTGACCTTTCAATTGCTTTTTGTAATTCAATTACAGTATCTTTAAACTGGTCGGATAATGCTATATATAAGTTTTCTAATTCAGCAAGTGCCAGTTCTGCAGATATTCTTAATTCTCTTTGATTATCTCTATCTGCTGTCATAGCAATTAAATCTGCAGTTAAATCATTTACATTAGTTTCTAAAGTTTCTATGTCTAATGATTGAGATGCAATTGTAGCTAAGGATTCATCATATAAACTTCTTAAAACAACATCTGGTAAATCTTTTCTGTTTCTTACTAATTCATCTACTTCAACATCTATTGCTTTTTCAACTTCTTTAGGTATGTATTTAGGAACTTCTAAAAATCCAACTGATTCACCATCTTTTTTATTTTTTGCAAGGTGAATTTGTCTAGTATTATTTTCTTCATACTTGACTGTATCTGAACTACTACTTACTATTAGTTGTTGTGCTCTTACCTTGTCTCCTAATGCCATATCTATTATTTAACCACTTCAAATGTTATATCATCATCAAAATATTCAACAGTTCCACTTCTTTCTATTTTAAACTCAACCTTATAATCCCGATTGATTTCAAAATTAGTAAGATTTAATTTAAAATAATTTCCACTTGCATTACAAGATATTTTTGAATAATCACCAAATGGAATTATAATATCGTTACTGTTTAAATCAGATATTTGATAATATGATGAAGTTGGTAAATAATTTACATCATTGTATGCAAAAGTATTTGAGAAGGTTCTTGCTGGGTATAATTCTCTACCATGAACCTCTATTTTAGGTGTTGTACCTACTTTGTATGATTTCTTTAATCTTTTTGTATTTATTTTAATATCTTCAGTAAGAGTTACAGCTGATAATGAACCTGTATTGAATTCGGAATCATCCCAACCTACTCTTATTTTTGGTTGATGGATTGTATGAGTTTCTTTTGAGAAAAACTTTAATTGACCATAATCATTTGTATCATCTTCAAATGCTTTGGTATGTTTAATTATAAATCCATTATGTGGAAGAGTTCCACTTATGAAAGAATTTACTGCAGAGAGTACATCTACATTTAAATCAGAAGATTCATATGAGAATGATTGTGAACCCTCAGAACCAGTAAACCACATACCTCCTTTTCCATCAAAAGAACCTGTACTTTCAGCTGATGCAGAACCTATCAACCAATTAGAACCACTTGCTCTATAATTCCAAGTAACCCCATCAGTAGTTATATCATCAAATCTAGTTCCTAGTCCCATATCCCATGATTCAGATACTGGATAAACTTCGATTGTATAATCTAAAGGAATTTCACTTGATTCACATTCTTTAAGAATTAATTCTGCTGAACTCATTGTTACTGAACCATTATCAACTGATGATGATAATCCTCCGATATCAAATTTTATAAGTGAACGAGCAGTATCTTTTAATGAACCATAATAAACTTTAGACACTTCAAGTACTTCATCCAAACCAGTGTTCTGTGTCGGTTGTTGTAAGTATATACTTGCGTCCTTAGATGATGTAACAAAATAATACATTATACGATTCTTCCTTTTATATCTTGGTTTGGATACTTCAACTCAAATATAGATGGGTCTAACGAAGGATAAATTATATTATTCTTTGTTGCATCTACAAAATTATATGAGCGTGAAGAGTATGTCCCACCACATCTATTTTTAAATTCTAACTTCGAAACCGAAACTACTCCTTCTATATTTGCAAGGATTAGTTCTACTTCATTTATATTAATTGTGTCATTAAATGTCCAATTATCTATATTAAAATAATCTTGTAAGGCAATATTACAGTTTGTAAGAACTTCTCTTCTGTTATATCCAGTCAATGCAGTTACATCAAACTCTATTGCAAAATTGATTACATATCCATCAACAATGTTCAATCCATCAGTAATCATTTTATAGTTATTTAAATATCTTTTTAAGTTTTCTTTAACAGCACCATTTAATGTTGTTAAGTTTTTACTTGAATTATATCCAAGAGTATAAATGTTAATACTAAATGGATTTGATGCATCTGATGCTCTATTTTGTTTACCTTGTAAAAATAAATCTACATTTGCTTTTATTTCACTTTCAGGTAATCCAGCATTTTTATTAATCAATCTTATGAATTCTTCTTGATTATCTGGTGATGCCAATGTTCCTGCTGGTGAATTTGCATCTAACTTGTTATCTTGTATTACAAATGCTTTTGCAACAGAACCAAATTTAGAAGGCATTGCTAAACATCTAACTTGGTAATCTTGTGCGGTTACTGCTCTGTTTTGAGCTCCAAAGTAAGCCAATGCATTTTCTTTTATTTCTTTTATAGTTTCTGCACCTCTACCACCTGTTGCTGGTATTTCGTTTTCACATGCAACAGAGTTTGTAACTGTATTAAATAAAAGTGCTTCTGCAGAGGTGAATGAACTTACATCGTTTTCATATTCTATACTTGTAATTTGTTTTATATCACCCTTTTTAACATTTGAATTAATACCACCACCTACAAAGTATTTAACTGAAACTGTTGTATTAGTTGGTGATTGTCCATATGATTTAGTTTTTAAGAAATTTGCTGGGTCATAGTATTCAGTTAATCTATTATCTGAACCAGCTAAACCTAATCCTATATTATCAAAGTTTGGTACTATTAGTTCATCATTTACATTACTATCACCACTACCAAATTGAATTGTAGTTGAATAATCTTCATTTACAACTGTTGTGAATCTTCTTGGAGTTCTTAATGTTTTTAATATAGATGGTACATCCTCTCTAAACTGAAACAAATCAGGTTCGTTTGCAGCTGTATTAGGATAATCTATATAAACAAGTTCTTGTCCAAGATAAGGTACTTCATAATATTTATTTGAGTTTGCATCTCTTACATCATATATTGATATTACATCAGTTTCTTTTAAATCTATTCTTGCAAAATCAGCATTAGGGCCGAAACTTACATCGGTTTCTTTTAATAATGCAGATATTGCTTTTACTTTCTTTTTTACTAAGTAGTATTCAGGGTCATTAGTACTTGTGTTCTTTGAGAATACTGTTATTTCTCTTCCACTAGATTCATTAAAATCTAATAACTCTTGTGTTACGAAAGTAACTCCACCAGTTGATGTTGCAACCATTCCTTCTTTTACTCTCAAATAAAACTTACTATCTGGTTCATAATCACTTGTTGAACCAGTTTTGTATTTGGATGGTACAAGTTGATACATTGATAGTTCGGTTACTGCGGGGGATGTTACTTTGGTTTTATATCCAAGATATTTTGCTAATGCTAATACATTTCTTTTATCCTCTGCATATGGCATTAATGATTCTTTAAGAGTATCATCAATATAGTATCCTAAAACATCACCTATATAAGATGCCATTTCAATAAACATCATACCAGGTGAAGATTCATTAAAATCTGCGTGTGTTTTTGGAAAATAAGTTTTTGCAAACTCTATAAGATTTTCTCTAAAAGACTTAAAATCTTTATTAAGGTACTTTAGTGATTTACCTTTATCTTTAAAGTTTGAATTTACTGAATTATTTATTGCCATCTTATGTACCTAATGTAAATGTAACTGTTTGTAAACTTATAGCTTCACCAACTCTAAATTTAATTTCAACACCTACTTTGTTTCTATCTTTATTACTATCTGATATATCTATAAATATATCTTCTATCGTTATATAAGGTAACCATTTTTCAACTGATTCTGTTATCGTATCAGTTATTTTAATTTCAAATTCTGAATCTATTGGTTCAAATAAAAGAGATTGTAATCCACTACCGAATTCTGGTTGTGCTATTCTTTCTCCTTTTTTTGTTAGTAATAGATTTTTTAAATTACTTTTTGCCTGATTAAATGATGTGAAATTTTGTTCAAAGAAACCACCATCACCATTTTTTAATGGTAACGATAATCCTACTGCGTAATCGTTAAATTCCTCAGTATCAATTACTACCTTCTTTGAAATCTCATAAGCCATTTTTTAATCCTGTCCAGGTCTCCAATTTTTTTGTTTATTAAATGCTTTTACCAAAGAACTATTATCTCTGTTTAAAACTCTATCTAATCCTGCAAGACCAGTTTGTACTCCCAAACCTTGTGGTTTTGATGCTCCACCTGCTGCAAGATTTCCATATCCCATTTGATGAGCCATTGAATGTTGCAGGTTCGGTGGTACACCTCCTCCCATCGCAACATTAGTGCTGTTAAATTGTACTTGTTTATCCATTTGTGAAAATGGTTTTGTATTTGCAATTGCCTCATTGAGGGTTGGGTTTTTTGAATAAGTTTTTCTTTCCTCATTCAATACCGATTCTGCAAGAGAAAACGGGTCTACCTCTGTTTGAGGTTGTATGGGTTTAGATTCTTTTAATCTTAGTTTAATTTGTTCTTCAAGAATCTTAGGAAAAGTTTTAGTTAGAAATCTTTCTTGTTGTTTTGCAACTTCAGCTTCTACCAACACTTTTACTAATTTAGCTATTTTCTTCGCTTCCATAATTCTTAATTAAGTTTGTTTATCTTTATATAAATATTAATTCTTTATATTTTGAAGATTATTGGGGAACAGAATATCCAGTCCAATTAATTACACCGGGGCCAGGAACTGGTGTTGGTGCTACTGGATATAACGATAGTGTTATTATCAAACCTTGTACTGTCATTATGTGGGTTTGTATTGCTAATGCTAATATTTCAACAAAAGATTCTGTTTTCAAAACGGGTGGGGTTGGTAAATCAATACTCCATTCACCAGGATTTACT